TCCTCCAGATGACCAGATCGGCAACCAGCTTGTCACCGATGTCCCGGGTAATGGTCTGGGCACCGGTAAGCTCAAGCGTGAATGTAGCCGTGCCCGCAACCGACAGATTGGCGGCCGGGGTCAGCGTCTGGAAGATCGTGTTGTCCGATGCGTCTCGGACCTCGCATTTGGCTTGGATGCCCGTCCAGTCGAACGTGGCGTCATCAGGGATGGTGACCGACACCGGGACGATCCACCGGTCCCCACGCGGAATCTCCTGGGTGATGTTGGTCATTTGGGGAGAGCGTACCAACCGGCGGGGATGATGACTGTGGAAGGGCCGACGAGCTTCTGGTTTTTGTCGAAGCTGTAGACGCTGGCCTTGGTGGGTTTGGCGAGCATCACCGGGTCACCGCTTGGGACCAGGACCACTTTTGTCTGCTGGCAGCCCGGGAAGATCGGCAACACGGCGAGCAAGGTCGTCGCGTAAATCCTGCGGAGCTTTGCCGTGTTGGACATCGGTGGGTGGGGTTGCGCGAAAGAAGTCGAGAATGGCTCGCAGGATCTGATAGATCCAGCCGGGGTTCATTCGGGCTTCTTGGAGTTGCTCTTGATCGACCAGCCGACGCTGGCCAGCGACAGCAGCGCACCGACCAGCTCTGTGATCTGCTCGGTGCTGGCGACACCCTTGGCGACAAGAAAGCCACCGGCGGCGGTGAGGGCGTGGCGGATGAGGGAGGCGATGTTGGGATTCATTTTAGTACGATTCGGACGAACATTTGGGCGAGAACGACGATGACCGCGAGGCCTCCGAACAGCTTCCATTGGAACTGCTTGAGGCCCTCGACACAGGCTTTGATCCCGTGGATGTCGGAGACGAGGCCGGAGTCCTTGTCACCGATGGTGGTTTCGAGGCGCACGATTCGGACCTCAAGCTCGTGGGTGTCAACGGGTGGCATGGCGTCACTCGGGCTTGGGTGTCTGAGCGGCTTGGATGATGATGTCGGCCAGCGGGACGCCCACTTTGGCGTTCTGGTAGCCGCCTGCTTTGATGGCGATGTCGATGAGCTGGAGCAGTTGGTTGGCCTGCTCGGTGGTCAGATGGATTTCCATGTTACTTGGCAACGGTTGCGGCGGCCCACGGCAGCGGCGGAGCGACGACCGGCGGATTGATCTGGTCGGCGATTTGTTTGTTCACGTTGGCTTCGATGGCGGTCTTGTTGACCCCGTTGGCGAAGCACCAGTCCAGAACCTGCTCCTGCGTGAGGTCAGGGTACGGCGTGAAGCTACCAGTCGGAGGTTGGAACGAGCAGGAGCCGTAGCAGGTGCCGCTGTAGGTCTTCTCGGTGTCGCCGGTGCCGGTGGTTTCGGTGCCGTTGCAACGCCAGTCGGCGGTTATGACGACATCGGTGAGGGAGCCTTCGACGGGTTTGCAAAGAAGGCGTTCGATGATCCAAGAGATGGTGGTCATGGTGGTATGGATTAGGCGTTAGCGAGCGTGGTGATGGTACCAGAGCTTCCACGGTACTTTAGCGCACCGGCTTCGACGTAGAGCTGGCCCATTCCAGCAGGTGAAGTACTTGGTGCGGTAGCATTCGCAAGACCCAAAACTTTTGCAGCAGAAGTTCCAAAAGTGCCAACCCCCACGCCGACGTTGCCGGTAGGCCCAATGATAAATGCTCCGGTAGCCGCACTTACATCGAACCGCAGGTAGTTGTTGGTGCGATCATACGCAATAACCGCGTCATTGACACCAGACGCAAGCAGGTTGATCGACGGGTCGCCAGAGGTGATAGTCTCAACGCGCAGAACCTGATTTCCGGTGCCTCCAATGTGCAGCTTTCGGTTAGGCGTAACCCCCACGCCGACGTTGCCGGAGGCATCCAGCGTCATCACGTTCGCAATCGACGCATTGCGGAAGATCAGCGGTCCTTGTCCGCCATTCGCCCACGAGTAGTTGATCGTGGTTCCAGCACCATTCGTTGCGCCATCGGAGGTGACAACAAACGTGGCTTTGTTAGAAAGTATTTGAAGGGCGTTGGCAGTTGCAGAAACGCTGGACGTTGATCCAACGGTAAGAAGCATTCCAGAAGCCGGACTTCCCCCCACCCCCAAGCCGGTGGAGTTGAGGGTCATGGCGGTGCCAGCGACTCCGCCGACGTTGGACCATGTGGCTACGCCGGACACATCAAGACGATACCGCTCCGTCAGCGTTGATCCGCCAGTCTGGGTGGTAAAAAACGCAAGATCAGATCCGGTTCCGGTTGCCCCGTTGACATAGTTCCGAATCTCGCTGTTGCCGCCCGAAAACGAAGTGTTCTCAAAACGGAACGCAGAATAAACAGATCCACCAACGCCATATGCAAGTCGAGCAGCAACAGCGGTGCCATTGACTGTGCCGGTAACGTCCAAAGGATAGAGCGGAGTGGCTTGAACAACACCCACCCGATTGTTCGCGCTGTCCACCTTCAGAGTGCTGGTATCCACCGTCAGGTCGCCGCTGATGGTGGCGGAGGCGAGGGTGGCGGTGCCGCCTGCGCCGAGGATCTGGTTGCTGGTGATCTTCTTGGTGGTGCCGGATGCCGCCATGGTCGTGTCGGAGACATCGACAATGGGCAGGACGTCCACCGCTGGATCGACGGTCGTGATCGCCGTCAGGGCTGTAATCTTGGTGTCAGGCATGGGTCAGTTGGATTGGATTTGAAGTTTGAAGCTGTCCTCTTGGAGCAGGAAATCGTTGTTCTCCAGGTCGAGATGGTCTGCGGTTCCAAAGGTGAAAACGATCTTGCTGGCGTCTTCCTGCAGAACAAAAAAGTTGTCCTCCTGAAGCAGGTCTCGGCGCAGGACGGGAAGGTCGGTCGTGCTGTCGCCAGACAGCCTTTCCCGATTGATTCCGATGCCGAGAGCCGAGCGCATATCAGGAGCGTCCGAGGGTCACTTGGACGGTGCCAGACGCGAGCTGGAACGCGGAGATGATGCCGCGGATCTGGAAGCCGGCCGGGAAGGTGGTTGCGGAATTGTACCCGCTCATATTCTCGCCGGTCACCGACACAAACACGGTCGGTGTCACACATTCGATGGCGGCGTAGGCTCCCGTCTGGGTCGAGGTTGACGACGTGATGAAACTGCCGTGCCTCCCCATGGAGTACTCTGTCGAGATGTCAGCTTGTAGGGCCATGGTTCTGGGATTCGGAAGGGGGCCTTGGCCGTATTACCAAGGCCCCCAGGGTTGGAACTATCCTTTGCGGACTTTCGGTGCTAAGGCTCCCTGTATCCACAGGATGAGCTTGCCTCCCTCGGGGACGGTCGCGGTGTTGAAATTGTCGCGTTGGAGAGTCGCGTCAATTTCGGGACCAGAAACGAGTTTGGATTTTCCGTTCTTGTCCACGGCGATGGTGGTAGCGAGTCGCATGGGTCAGACTTAGGCGGTGATGAGAAGCTCGCCCTGGGTGGCGTCGCCCACGCCGGCACCAAACATGATGTCGTAGCTGGCGAAGTGCGACCGCGAGGCCCGGCTGTACCAGACCGACAGCAGGCAGGAGAGGCCGTTGTTGGTGGTCACCGTGCGCTGCTCGAGGAACTCGCCGGCGATCATGCCGACCGGGAGACCGGCGGCGATGGCGATGGCGTCCGGGCCGCAGACGAACCCGGCCAGGTTGGCGATGCCACCGGTCCAGCGGTTGTTTTCGGCGATCAGGTCGAACCCGAAGCGGCCGTTGGCCAGAGCGGCGAGGCGGCCGTCAGGGAACGTGTTGGCGGCCGACGAGAACATCAGCCGGGCGATGTGGCCACCGTCCAGCACGAGGTTCTTGCTCCGGTAGTTCTTGGCCAGCGCCAGAATCGCCGGGAGGTCCGACGTGTCGAAGTTGGCAGCGGTGCCGATGGTGGTCGGGCTGTCGTAGTTGGCCGAAACCATCAGGCCGGTGACGACATCGGAGATGCCGTAGGCAAACAGGTCGGCGGAACCCTGGGCGAGATCCGCGAGCTGAAAGCCCTGATTCAGCTCGGCGTTCTGGATGCTGAAGATCTTCGAGATCTGGTTCACGGTCACCGTGGTGGCGGCCAAGGTGCTGTCGTCGTTGGTCTCGAAGTTGGTCGCGTTGGTCTGCGCGGCCGAGCCGGTGGTGTACCGCTTCACGCGGACGGTGGCCCGCGGGCGGAGGTTGTCGAGGCCCACGTTGCGGGTGAAGCCGTCCAGGAGCGCCAGGCGGGTGGCAGCCACGGTGATGACCGCATCAGCCAGGTAATCCACCACCAGGGTGCTGGTGAAGGTGTTGGTGTTCTGCGGGGCGTGGATCTGGTTCTGCCGCAGAAGCTCGGAGTGGTTTTCGATCAGCCACTTGCGGCGGTCGGCACCGGCCTTGAAGGTCTTGTGCTTCTCCAGCAGCGGGTTGCCGAGGTTTTCGATGCGCGGGGTGATCGGCTCGGGAGCCGGGGCGGCAGCGGGGGCCTTCGCGGCAATCGCGTTCGCGACGGCCTTGGCGACGATGGCCTCAATGGCCGAAGCGTCGAGCGCGGTGGGGGCGGCAGGAGCCGGCGCGGTGGGAGCGGCCGGCACCACGGGATCGGGGGTCTTGTTGTCCATGTTGTGTGGTGTCTGTGATGTCGGCGCGGTTTTTGCGCCATCCGCGTCGGCGGAAGTGCCGGGCGCGGAAAGTTTCTTCATGGAAGCGGTGACCCATGCGCGGGCCGCGTTGGCCTGCATGGCGGGTTGCTTCTCGGAAATGGAATCGGCCAGGCCGAAGTCGATGGCCTCGGCGGACGTGAACCACGTCTCGGCCTTCATTGCGGCTCGGATCGCGGTCGAGGTTTTGCCGGTCTTTTTCTCGTAGACACCGCTCAAGATCGCGGCGTGCTGGTCGAGAGCGTCGGCCATCTTCCGCATATCGTCGGAAGTGCCGGCGGCCAGACCCGACGGGTCGTGAATCATCATCAGCGCCGCGTCGGCGATTTCCACTTCGTCACCGGCGAGGGCGATGATTGAAGCGATGGAAGCGGCGACACCGACCACCTTGGTGGTGACCGATGCCTGCCGACCGCGCAGCATATTGTAGATGGCCAGACCATCCCAGACGTTGCCGCCGGGACTGTTGATTTCGACATTCAGCGGTCCAGGCCCGACGGCTTGGAGCGTGTCAGCGAACGATTTCGCGGTGACCCCGGAGTTGGAGAACCAGTCTTCGCCGATCTGGTCGAAGATCTGGATGGTCGCCGGCTCGGTTGCGGCGGCCCTCGGGCTGTAGCTCAGCCAGTTGTTGACCTTGGTCATTTCTTCTTCCTCCTTTTCCCACGGTTTTTTGCAGGTGCAACGGCTAGGACGTTTCCGTTAGTGCGCTGGGATCCGTTGCCGTTGTTGTCGCCGTTGTCGTTTTCGGATCGGTCCCCCTCGGAGTCCTCGGCCACGTCGTCGAACGGTTCGGGCGCGATCTGGACCTTCTGCGTCGTGCTGATTTCGGAGACGTCGATGCCGTACTTGATGGCCAAGTCGCGGATGTGCTTGGCCTGCTGCGCCTTGGATTCGAGGGCCGACCGCCAGTCGATGCCGCGGGCTCCGTAGATTTCGTCAAACGTGGTCACGCCGCTGCCAAGCTCGGCCAGTTGCGCGGCAGAGTTGCGGCCAACATCCACGTTGGGGGCCCTGGGCGCTTGGATTGCCACCTCGTACCAGTCATCCGGTGCATTCTGGAGCGTCGGATCCACCCGGATGGCGTATTCCATGACGTATTCCCAGATGCGACGTGCGGCAGACGCCATGACCTGGTGTCGACTTCGGAACCAGACCGACGACATATCAAGCGCCCCACGGTAGACCGTGCCCTGCATCGACTCGGGGAATACCAAGACGTAGGGGATGCCGATGCCGGCGCAGACTTTCTCGGTCAGTTGCCGCCAGTACTCGCGCATATTGACCGACGGCCGGTCGGACATGAACTGCTGGAAATCGTCGCCGTGCTTCATCACCTTCACGGCCGACCCGAAAATGTTCTCGTAGTAGGACTGTGCGCTGCCTTGGGGGCCGGTGCCGCCAGAACGCAGGCTCGTTGCCTGGACTTCGCCGGTGCTGGTCTTGACGACCTGCGCCACGCTCGAGGCCAGCTTGCAGGAGTCCATTTCCAGACGCTGCAGGTCGTCTAGGTCGTGGAGATCGTTGATGACGCAGGCGACGAACGGCAAACCGCGGAGCTGGCCGGCACGCTGCGGCTCGAAGATGTGGACGATGGAATCGGACGGCAGCGACCGGACGTCGGAAAGCTCGCCCTGCTTTTGCTCTTGGCCAACGAAGTAAGCAACGGCACGTCCGGTGCGAGTGTCGAACCGCACACCGTCGAAGATGTCCGCTTTCGACTCTTGGCCGTTGGGTGTGGCGATCTGCTGCGGCTCAATCAGTTGCAGCCTCGGCCGCCCGGTCTCGCCCTTGGTCAGCAGGATGAACGACTCACCGTCGAAGAACCACCCGCGGGCGGCCAGCGACATGAGAGTCCCAAACGACTGCCGGGATCCGATATCCGGGTATCGGCTCCAGATGTCCCACCACTTTTTGGCCCGCAGGTTCCACTCGGGATCTGAGGATGCGGGCTGCACCGAAAAGTTGCTGCCGACCGTGTAGGACTCGAACAGGTCACCAAGGCGGTTCATCACCGCGTTGTTTTGCTCGAAGAACCGGCTTTTTCGGACGATCTGTTGCCGGGTCGATGCGGTGACGTCGAAGCGGGCCGACGTGTAGGACGTGTCGAGGTACGAGCGGCGGATGGAGTTGTTCGCCCCCTCGTAACGGTTCTCCGGTGCCGCCCGGAAACGGTTGATGATGTTCTGGATGAATCCCATCAGGTCATTCCGGTACGGATGAGCGGCTCGCGGCGCATCCAAGTGAAATCGCCACCGTACCGGGTCGTAGAGACCAAGACGTTGGACAGCATCTTGTTGAAGATCTGGGTGTCGGTCGGTGACGCGATGCCGTCGTCACTCAGGAGCTGGACTGCAAGCTCGTAGTCGGCGATCAGGCTTTCCCACATCTCCACCATGTCCGCGGGCGCCGGGGCACCCTTGCCGGGCTCAGCAAACTCGACGGAGACATCCGAGGATGACGTGGAGCGGACGATCTGCCCGGATTCGATGCCGTTTGCCGCGGCGATGACCTTGGCGGTCAGTGCGACCAACAGCGACGACTCGCCCAGCGTCGAAAAGACGGAACGAAGATGCGCCCGCTTGATGGCTACGTTGAACGAGAACACGTCCGCGCCAAAATACGGCGGGACGCCTTCGGTTCAATCGTTAGCATCTTCCGCTGTCTTCAAGTCGTTCCAGAGCATCACCATGGCAAGCTGCATGATTTCGCAGTCGTGGAGATGGTCTGGCCACTTCTGATTGCGCTTCGTCCAGACGTGTTTGATGCGCCCGGCACGGTTGGCCACCGGTCGGAGTTGGTGGCTGTCCAGATGCCGCCAGTAAAGATCCTGGTCGGCCAGATAGGCACCCTGGACCTCGAGCACCGGCGGAATGCCAACGCCCCACTCGCGGTCGATGTCGCCCTTCCGAAGCCGGGAGAGCATATCGCGCAGGTGCTCGGTGTCGAAAACGAGGAGAGGCTGCACCACGTCAGTCCGCATCGACGATGACGTGGAGAGTCCAAACGGATGAACCGCGCCAGTCTTTGCGGTGAACCTGGCCCCTGTCTCGCGCCCCTTGAGCGGCAGCCACCCAACCAGCGCAGGCTTCCGCAGTCCACCCTCGGGCGGATACCGTAGGCCGCATGGGTAGGTGATTGAGTTCGGTGTCACCGTCGAGTATGCGCCGCAGGCATCGTAGACGGCCTGAGTATTGAACCCGGAGTCGATGCCCACGTCCATGTCGTGGACCTCCAGCGCTATTTGCACCCGTCGGAGCGCGGCGAAGTCGTCGGCGTACCCGGCAGCGACCAGCACGCTGTTGCCGTCCTTCCATTCACGGCACACCCACCACAGGAACGGCGCCACGGCCTGGACGTCGGCGGTCAGATACCGGCGGCCACCCTCGAGGTTGACCTCGGCCGATGTTTCCGGGCGCTCCTGGCGAACGTCTTGTTGCTCCCACGGCTCGGCCAAGTTGCCGTTGATGAAGCCTTGCAGCCCAGCCATGGACGCCTTGGCCTCGAGGAAAGCGACGGCCAGATGGCCCCAGGTGCATTTCCGGTCGGGCGAGTAGAGGCTCGACAGGTGGTAGGATCGGACGCCCGGGAGAGCGGCGGTGTTCTCGGGCATCCAGCGCCCATGACGCAGCGCTGCCACCTTCTGGGCGTCGGTGATCTTACCCTGGCAGAGCTGGCAGACGTAATGGGCCGATGCGCGGACCTTGGCCAAGTCATGCTTTCCGTCCTCGGTCTTGTGGTCCTCCCAAGTGACCTGCCGCCACTCGAGCTTGATGGGCTCCCGGCAGTGTGGGCACGGGATGTAGAACCGCCGCTGGTCGCCACGGAGGAACCGCTGCCAGATGCGCCCTTCGACCACGGTGGGCGTCGAGGTCATAAACGCTTTCGAGCTGCTGAAGCTCTTGAGACGCTGTTCGGCCAGGTCGAGCGCATCGGCCTCCTTGGCGGTGGCCTCGGCGAACTTGTCCACCTCGTCTGCAATCAGCACCCGTACCGGCCGGCTGGCTAGGTTGGCCGGGCTGTTGGATCCGACAAAAGTCAGGGTCGACCGTGTAAAGTTCTGCTCGAGGTTGGTGATCTTGTCCGCTTCGGCCGGGAAGCACTCTAGCATGGCCGGGCTGTCCTCCAGCATTGGGAGCCACCGGCTCTTGGAAAACGACCGGGCAAGGTTCTCGGTCGGCATCAGCCACAGGGCCGGGCTCGGCTCGTTGGCGATCAGCCATGATAGACCAGCCATCAGCGTGGTGGTCTTGGACGTCTGCGATCCCCAGCACAGCGTCACCTCGGAGACCGATGGATCTTTCCATGCTTCCATCGGCTCCCGGGTGTATGGGCGGACCGACGTGCTGAACGGGCCCGGGTGCTCGGTCTGCCGGGCGGTAAGGCGGAGGTTGGCCTCAGACCACTCGACGACGGTCTGCCGCGGCGTCGGGCGGTAGAGCCCGCGGCGGAACTCCAGGAGACTGCGTTGGAGGTCCGTCAAGCTCACAGGAGGCGTCCTTCGTGTTGGTTCGATATTCTGGCGTGTGCGATCTTGTGGTATTCCGGGTCTCGCTCAATTCCAATAAACCCAAATCCTTCAATACCCGCAGCCTTACCAGTGCTGCCGCTGCCCATAAACGGGTCAAGCACCGTGCCGCCCGGTGGGGTAACAAGTCTGCAGAGGTAGCGCATCAGGTCGGTGGGCTTGACGGTGGGGTGAGTGTTTTTCCTCGGGCGCGATTGCCTACCGTTATCGCGCAACGCGCCCACGCCTGCCACGCCTGCCACGCCTTCATCGCGGTCTTTCGCGCTCGCCTTCGCGCAGTAGAAGAAGCGGGCGGCGTCGTTTAGCAGCCCCACCACCTCCTCGCTGCCATCGTGGATCAGGTTGGCGGGCCAGCGGCCTAACATTTCTCCCGGTCTCTGTTCTTCATAGCGCGATAAATCATGTTTGTGCGCTTCTGACCGGTACATGCTTGCGCTCATATTGGGTGCCCCGCCATCTCTTCTCCTAACGCTCGGTGATGGCTCGCCGCCGATTCTGCACCCATCCACATTCAGCGCCCCCGTGCCATGCTCCAACACGTTCCCGGCCACGGTGCCGGTCAGCGGCTTGCGGGCCATGGTGATCGGCTCTAGGGCGGGCTTCAGGGCGGTGCCCCAGCCTTTGTTGTCGCCTTCAAGATTGTGCGACTTTGGAAAGCCCGACCCATACACCCAAGCGATCATGTCTCGAATCTCGAAGCCGGCATCCTCGATCCTGCACGCCATTCGGTGTTGCGTCCTGGTACCGGCGAACGCCAGAAGGTGCCCCCCGGGCTTCAGCACCCGGAGACATTGCTCCCATACGGCCACGCTCGGGACATCGTAGTCCCATTTTTTGCCCATGAATGACAGGCCATACGGCGGGTCGGTGACGATGCTGTCGACCGAGTTATCAGGCAACATGTCCAGAACCTCTAGGCAGTCGCCCAGGTGGAGCTTGTATCTCATTTCCATGGGTCAGTCTGGTAAAGGGTGGCAAGCGCTACCTCCTGCACCCACCGTTCGAGTTCCCGCTCGGCGTGTTCCGGGTCATGTGGGGCGATCCGCCCTGCGAGTTGTTTCGGCATGGCCTTCAAGAGCGTCGAGACCGCGCCGTCATGGTCAGTCATCACCTTCCGCACCCAGTCGCCAGAGACCAAGGTCCGTTCTCGCTCGGAGAGGGTCAACACCTCGTCCCGGGCCTGGGTCAGGTTGCGGGCAGCTTGGGCGTGGATCGAAACAAGGCGGCCGGCATCGGGCTGGGAGGCTTTCAGCGCCCGGACGGCAAGAGCGTAGGCTGCCCGCTCAATCTGCCGCTGGCGCTCGTAGGCCCCCGAAGGCGTGTCCGCGGTGACCGCTGCCGGGTCGCTGGGTGCCTGAGCCTCGGGCGGCCGATACGGTCCCGGATCCGAGGATGTTCCCGAAACGGTTTTCGGGGAGACACCGGGTCGCTTCTGGGCGGACATTCCGCGCCATTGGTCGGCGTCTTGAGGCGAAGTCAGCGGCATCCCAGCCTTCACAAGCTGGGATACCCGGCCCTTGGTCAGCCCGCTGTGCTTGACGTAATCGGATTGCGTCATCGCAGGGTCTCGGGAAGGTCTTCGGGTTTCGCTCGCATGATGTCGCGGATGCCGAGTGCAATGGTCCGCAGCACCGGAGCGTCAGGCTTGACCCCGGGCGCGTGTTGGGCGGCGAACTGCTCGGGCGTCATGGCTCCAGCGCGGATCCGTTCAATGGCCCACTTGATGAGATGGTGTCCAATGTTCAACATTACATAGTTAGCAGCTATTGACATACAGTTTATTGCATTAAGCCGAGTTTGATCGCGGGAATTGAAAGGGGTTTCGCGTTCACCTGTTATTGGACCTGTGCTGGGAGCCTTCTAACCTGTTTGATTTGACAATGATGCCTTTGCTGATTGCCCTTTGTGTTATTAGATAATCCTCATGTCCTTTTGATATCAAATAGTGCAATGATCCCATTGGGACACATAGGCGTTTGGATATTTCTATCAGTTGCAACCCATCGTTCCTGAGTTTGTAGGCAATGCGGGCTGTCTCGATTGTGTGCCGTGGTTTTCTGTATTCGATGTCTGGCTTCTCTTTTTGGATCTTCAAGCACCCGTGCTTGTCGGTCTCTGTTCCTTGTGGGTATGACATCCACCCTCGGCGGACGGCGAGGCGGACCAGATCAGCGTGGTCTATCATTTGCAGTGCCTTGGCCTTGGTGTAGTTCAAGATCAAAACGGGACGTCATCCTCGTCTGCCGCATTCGTTTGTGGCTTGGCCTTGGGTGGAGCAGGCTTGTCCTTGCCACCGTTGTTGATCTTTTTGTAGTTCCCGACGATGGCCCCTTTCTTTCCGGCCTCGCGTGCTTCTTTGCTCACGCCCTGGCTTACGAATCCATCGTTCCCGTACTGGTCCGTGCCGTCCTTGTTGGGGATTAGGACGAGGTCGGCATAGATGCCCTTTTGGCCCTTGTGGAACTTGGTCTTGTCCAGCTTGGTCACGTCGATCTTTGCGATTATCATGTGTTCTGTTCTGGTTTTCTGGTCGGTCTGAAGTCTTGGAATCCGGTCATGTCAAGGACCACGGCCGGCTGAAGGCGGCTGTGAACCCGACGGTCAAACGCGGTGGCCCATTGGTCTGGCATCAGGTTGGTGGACATGAGCATCCACCGATGCTCGGCGATGTCGAGCGCGACACGTAGGCGCTCGGCGGGCTCGCCTGTCTTGTATTTGTCTACCTCAGCGCCGACGTCGTCGAGGATGACGATGCTTGCTCGTCGCAGGTCGTAAAGCCAGTCCTCCCACTCGTCCTTGTCGAGGGCAACCACCCGGGACCAGGTAGCCCAGAGAATGCTTGGCGGGTTGCGCCAGTAGCATTCGTGCCAAAGATCCACCGAGTGGTTTTGCAGGAACCTCCGGGCTGCCTTCAGTGCGTGGGTCTTGCCCACTCCTGGAGGACCCGCAAGAACCATCCACGTCCCGCGGTCGCGTTTGTCTTGGGCGGCGGCCTTGATCCATGCCTCCGTGAACTTGGCCAACCTAGAGGCGCCCGGGACCGTCTCGTCCATGCGGAGGACCTTCGCCCGGAAGTCTGGGCAGCACTTAGTCGAAAGGCGTGAGTCCAGTGGCCTCGAATCGTCGGAGGGCGGCTTCGTCTTTTGCTCGGGAGATTCTGAAGGCTTCGGCTTGTTGTTCAGCGACGTCATCACCGAGGAGAGCGTTGCGTCTAGCGATGGGGTCATTTGATTGCGTGGTTGTGGATCTTTCGCGGAATCTGGCGGACCAACCGGCTAGGGCGTGGGTCCACGACTTCATCGGGCTCTTTCCGACGCGCCAGCCGTTCGCGCCGTAGTAGTTGACGAACTTGTCCACCTCGATGGCAGGCAAGCCAATCTTGGCGGCTTCAAGGTCCAGCTCCTCCCGAGTCGGAGGAACGAATCGAGAGCGGGGCGCGACAGCGCCTTCGCCTTCCCTGTTCCCTGTTCCCTGTTCCAATTCCCTGTTCCCATTCCCATTCCCATTCCCATTCCCTGTTCCAAGGCTATTTTTCTCGAATAGTCGCGAATCCTCGCGAATCGTTTCGAATGGTGGCAGTTTTGATGCGGAAGGCTTGTCGATTTTCTGGTGATTCAGCCATTTCGGGATGTCCAGGTAGCTTTCACCATCGACTTGGTAAATGCGAATGCATCCCTCGCGTTGCAGTTCTGACATCCATGCCGGGATCTTCTTGAATGCGTCGTCATCGTAGGGGAAGAGACGGCTCGCGAGGAGTCGCGAGGATGCGCGAGCCCTCCCGACATCATCGCAGCAGGAAAAGAGTCCGATAAAGAGAAGTCGAGCTTCTCGGGAGACTCTTCCAAGACTCTCCGATTCCCAGAACTCGGGTTTGATGGATCTGATTCTCATGGGGTTCTTGAATCCCCAAACCAACCGCCCCCGATTCGCACGGGCGCAGGACCATGACGTTGCGACATGGAAAGCCCTCGGAAGCGGCTGGTTTGGAGGTTCTGTGGTTTCATCCTGCAATGCGGGGTGCGAATCCCGTGTCACCTTGCGGCAACGGTCAATTCCTAGTCGTGGTCGATGGGTTTGTCAACCTCCTTGAAAAAATCATGGAAACTGGTCTCGCGCATGACGATCACCGTGGAGTTGTGATGAAACACAACGCCGTCAATGGCCATGCCTTCCAGCACGATCTTGCATTTACTGATGAAACCGACGACCTCAAATGGTTTGAACCGCCTCTGATAAACGAGTTGTTTTGCCATAAATGTAAAGTTTACCGCACTAAACCGTCAGAATGAATCGCTTTCCAAACAGCTCCGACTGATCTGCCAAACTTCTTTGACAGCTCGCGCATGGTGTAGGTTGTGGTCTTTCTGTAGGCCTTGCGGATCTCCGACTTCTCGGCGTCCGACATGGGTGGCCTTGACGCGCCCTTGGGTTTGTCCTGG